ATAACAATCAAATAGTATATGGTACAGGACTTGCTGTAGAGATACCAGAAGGAATGGTGGGACTTGTGTTCCCACGTTCCTCTGTACGTAACTACAATTTATCAATGGCTAACTCAGTGGGTGTAATTGATAGTGGTTATAGAGGTGAGATTATGGTTACATTTAATTTTAACTCTAGAACTCCTGATAATACAATTTATCAAGTAAGTGATCGCATTGCTCAGTTAGTAATCATACCTGTACCATTGGCACAGTATGTAGAAGTAGATGAATTATCAGAAACAGAAAGAAACACATCAGGACATGGCTCGACAGGACATTAATCAAATAGAAGAAGAAATACATCAAGCAAATCAAGCAGAGATGGAACGAAGGAAACAAGCTAGTTATTTTCATAACACTTTAACAGATGAGGAAATGAAAAAACAGTTAGACGTAGAACTTACTACTGTATCTTTAACTCCTGAGGAAATTAATGAAAGATTAAAAGAATCTACTTTAAGAGAAGATGATCCTTATGGAGCAAGAAGAGTGTGGAAAGCAATACACGAAAGAGAAATGGTCAATCATCCTGATCATTACCAAGGTAATAACTTTGAGGTGATTGATATCATAGAAGACTATGAGCTAGGGTTCTCTTTGGGTAATGCTATCAAGTATATCCTTAGATCAGATAAGAAAGGTGCTAGGAAACAAGACCTGAAGAAAGCTATCTGGTACATCCAACGAGAGATTGATCGTGAAGACTTGTAGTGTAGACAACTGTAACAATCCTGTATGGGGAAAGGGCTTATGTGTGAGTCACATCAAACGTAAGCCCATTACCCCAAAGAAAGGTGGATTGCTGAAAATGAGGCGTGAATTGTTTGTGATTCGAACTAAGACAGAGACCATGAGAAACTTCTTTATGGAGATCTGGAACGAACGCAAGCATTACTCAGAAGTGAGTGGTGAGTATTTAGGAAGTGAAGCATTATCAACTTTCTTTCATCATATTCTTCCTAAGAGTAAATATCCTGATGTAGCGTATGATAAATCTAATATTATTTTATTAACTTTACCAGAACATGAATCTGTAGAGAATGATATGTACAGATTTGAGGAAGTTAACAGAAGACGTATTGAACTTTTAAACAAAATAAACCAATGACAAACCAATTTTTCTACACTCGTAAAGAGGGTGACAAAGAGTTTACAGACTCTTTTAATGTAAACAAAGTAATTCGCAGCATTGCGTTTGATGATGAGCTAGTAGTATTACTAGATGATATTCATGAGCGTGTTGAGGAGATTCCTACACACAATCCTAAAAGTGGTAAAGTGGTAGGTGTACAACGTAAACGTGACATCTTCCAGTCAGACATTCACTTAAAGGGTGATGATATTGCAAGATTTAAAAAACTAACAAACATTGAATTCTAATGGCAGATTTTAAAAAACTACGTGGTAATAGATTGTTACTAGACCTTCCTAAGAAAGATGAAGGCAAACTTATTGTGGACGAGAACACAAAAGAAGCTCTTGAAAAAGAGATGATGCAGAAGCTTAACAAGCTTACAGTGTATGCTGTGGGTGATCTTGTTACAGACATCAAAGCAGGTGATGACATCTTAGTAGATCCAGCATCTTTAGGTAAAGCACCAGTGATTCCTATCAATGGAGAGAATAAGCTATTAGTATCACCATTTGATGTTATTTTAGTTTGGTAATATGGAACTACCTTTCATATCATGTAAGTGTATAACGTATGGTAGAGTGTCCACGCTTGAGGAGAGTATTGAATCTTTCCTCAAGCAGGACTATCCTGCTGATAAGTGTGAGCTTATAATAGTTAATGACTACCCCTTACAAACTCTTGTATTTGATCATCCACAAATTAAGATAGTTAACCTAGACAAAACTTTTGATATCATAGGAGAAAAAGAAAACTATGCAACAGAATTATGTCAAGGAGAAATTATATGTCAGTGGGATGATGATGATGTAGCCCTATCAAATCACTTACAGAATGTAGCTAAGTACATGACTGATGATGTAAATATTATTCATTGGGAAGTGGGAGTGTTGTGTCACGTCACAGGAATTGAACATGTTGGTTGGGTGGGAAACTCTGGTATTGTGTTTAGAAAGTCAGCTTGGAAAGCTATAGGAGGACATCCTCTTGAAAATGCTGGATATGATATGACTTTTATTGAGCGTATTCATGAATATGGAGGAAGACTATTTGCTAATCCACCTAAGGAAGAAGCTAGTTGGTTCTATATGTGGGGTGGTAGAGGATATCACATGAGTGGTGAAGGTACAGATCATCCTGAAAAACTCAACGCTATACAAAGGCATAGTGCTCACATAGAAAAAGAGAGACGTAAAGGAGTAATACCTGTAGGAGAAGTTAAACTTAATCCTCATTGGGTTAAAGACTATCCACAAATGTTAAAAGATTTCATCAATAAAGATAAATAATATGTCAATTAAAGATACGTTATATGCCATGAGAAGTGGGCATTATAAGAATGGATTAGAAGACTTAATTAATTATGTAAATACATTTTCTGACACTAAGGAGATGACTATCATTGAGATTGGATCTTATGCTGGAGAGTCAACAGAAATCTTTGCTCAGAACTTTAAAAGTGTCATAGCTATTGATCCTTTTATGAATGACTATGATCCAAACGATCCTGCTTGCAGCTATATGGACCTTACGAACGTTTATAATACTTTTAGTTCAACAACCTCTAAGTATGATAACATAACTCATATCAGAAAAACATCTGACGATGCTGTTGATGAGCTTAAGGATATCAAGGTAGATATAATTTACATTGATGGTTTACACACCTATGATCAAGTTAAGAAAGACATCAATAACTATAAGGGTTTAATCAAAGAGTCTGGATTTATTAGTGGTCATGATCATCATCCAGTTTGGCAAGGAGTTATAGATGCCATACATGAAACAATAGGTGAGCCTGATGAAACGTTTCAAGATACTAGCTGGATTATAAAGTTAAATAAATAGACATGTTCTTAAACATAATAACCCCTTGCTCAAGACCAGAAAACTTAGATGTTGTATCTAAAAGCATCAATATACCTAAAGAACATTATAGGTGGATTGTTGTTTTTGATTCAGAAACTATTCCAGAAAACATTCCAGAGTGTGAAGCCTATTGCATTAAAGATGTAAATAGTGTATCTGGTTTTGGTCAAAGAAACTTAGCACTTGAGTTGATAACAGAAGGTTGGGTATATTTACAAGACGATGATACAATTATGCATCCAGACTTATGGGATAACATTAAAGATCTAGATAATGATTTTATATCATTTGATCAGATTTGGAAAAGTGGTGTACACAGACTGTATGGAAACATAGTTAAATTAAGTTATGTAGATAGTCATAACTTCATTGTGCATACATCATTAATAGGTGATGAAAAGTTTGTTATAAATAGAAGGGATGCAGATGGTGTGTTTGCTGAGAATTGTTATAACAGAGCAAAGAACAAGCACTACATTAATAAAGTGTTATCTACATATAATTCATTACAACCATAAAAGAAAAAGGAGGCCAATGGTCTCCTTTTTACTTGCATGAATAATCACAAAATAGAATCGAAATGAACAAAATTATTTTGAAAGTCTTTTTTGTTTCAAAGGCCACATCTTACTCTTAAGACGTAATGGTGTATCAGCCTCCCTCATGTAATTACCATCAACTGGTTTAGGAGGTGCCACCTTAGGGGCCTTTGCAGGTTTGTGCATTTTTAGCACAGGCTTTGTTTTCTTACTTGCAGCCATATTTACATTTTTTCATAGCTCCACCTTTTTTCATCATAGGAGCATCCATCATACTTGCACCCATCATTGCCTTCTTCATCTTAGCTCCTGACTTAGCTTTGCCTTTAGTAGCACCAGCAATTTTATCAGCATATGTAGCTTTATCAAAAGGAGGAGCAAGTTTAGCAAATGCACTACCATCTTTAGCTTTTTTCATAGTACCACCCATTTTCATAGTTTTCTTAGGGATAGAAATCTTATTCTTAGAAGGAATAGTAAACTTGTTTGACTCAGCTGAACCACCCATTTGCATTTTCTTTTTCATATTATTTCTTTTTAGACATTTTTTTCATCATCATTTTAGGTGCTACTTTACCACCATTTTTTTTGTATCCCTTTTCTTCTTTTCTTGTTTTAATAGCATTAGATGCTGATTTTATAGCATTACCAGCTACAGATGCAGCTGCAGCAACAGGAGCCATGACACCTCTTGCAACTGTGCTTGCTACTTTATTAGCACCACGAAGAACTTTACCAGCAGTAGTTTTAGCTGGGGTATTTTGATAATCAGTAGAGTCAGTACTCATTGCTCTCTTCATATCGTTTTTAACATTTGCTTTAAAAGTTGGTCTTACTTTAACCTCTGATGTCATACCTCTTTCTACAGTTTCACCATTTTTAGCTTTTTTAAGTTTAGAACCATTCTTAGACATACCTTTAGGATCGTATTCACGAGGTCCAATAGAAGGTCCATTCATATTAACACCACCACCTTTAACAGGTTTGAAACGTTTGTCATAACTCTTTGGCATAAAGTCTGCTGGAGTTTGTTTACCTGATTTAGGTAAAAGCTTAGAATCGTATTGATCAGCTTTAGATTTAGCTTTAGGTTTAATTGCCATTATATTATTTCTTTTTAGTTTGAGCTTTAATTTTCTTTTCCTGCTTTAGCATTGCTGAAGTTGGCTTCTTTCCACTTCCTGCTTTGGCACGAATATTGTCCCATAAACCACGCTGAGAGGTAGAACCATCAGCACGTTTAATCATTTGTTTTGCCATCTTAACACTTCCACTTTCGTAGAGATTTATTGATACGAGAATTAGGATCGTTTGCTGTCTTAGCAGACGTTAGTTTCTTCTTCATGCCTGACATCCTAGCACAGAATGATTTCTTGCGAGGACCACCTTCAGGTTGTGGAGCTTTAAGACCAGGCTTACCTGGATTAGCTCTGTTGTAGGAAGCCCTACCCTTTGCATTTAGGCCACCAGAAGGATTCTTACCTTCCTTACGTTGCCAAGCTTCGCTCTTTGCCATTACTTTTTCTTAAGAGGTTGAACTTTGGATAGATTTTTCTTAATCTTATCCATAAAAAGCTTTTGTTTTTTAGGCTTCATGGTTTTCTTAATCTTGCTGAAAGCATCTAGTTTAGCAGTCTTTCTCATTATTTCTTAACGCAGTTATTAACTGTTTTACCACCTTTCTTCTTAGTACCTTTCTTGACATAGCCAGTCCAGCAGCTTATCTTACCACCATTCTTTAATGATGTACCATCCTTCTTAATAAGATGACCATTAGGTACAGGTGTTATAGCTCCTTTAATTGCTGGAATGCTATCACCATTTCTAAGAACACCCTTTCCTACGTAAGCTGTAGCCTTCTGTGGATTCTTAACTCCATTACCTTTAGTGACATTCTCAGGCTTAGAATTGCGTAAACCAGCTCTAAGACCAGACTTCACCATAGATTTTAGTGATGACTTAGCCATTATTTCTTCTTACGTTTAGCAGCCATCTTCTTGAATGTCTTAGCAAGAGCTTTAGCTCTACCTGTACATCCAGGCTTAGTGATGGGAGTGCATTTGCCCTCTGTACCTCTACGCTTGATTGAGGCTGTTGCCTTCTGGATCCATTGCTTTGCCATACCTTCTAAATGTTAAATTAGGTTTCACCCTAATATCTTTATGAATGAATTGCCAGAGCTCCCCTGTGGCATTAATGATAACTGTATACGTTGTATCAGTCTCGTGACCATATTCTGTAACAAGCCAGATGACTCCATCACCTTTAGGTGTAGATACATCTATTCTGTTAGCAGGTTCAAAGATCATTACTTCTTCTTCTTAGCACCCATCTTGGTAGCACCAAGTTGCTTGTCTTTTTTCAATACAGGCTTACCACTTTTTGTACCAGCTAATGTACGCTCTTGTACTTTAGTCCATGCACCTTTAGGGTCTACAGGTCCTTGACGTTTAGGTTGAGAACCTACACCTGCAGATAACTCACCCATCTTTTTCATTTTTGCCATTATTTTATAACTTTAATACCTTTGAGTTTTTTGATGATTTTATTAGCCTCATCTTCAGCCATTGTTATTATCTCTTCTGATTTTTTCTCAGCATCCCATTTGTATAGGAGAAAAGCCATGTGCATTGTTTCATGCATTATAGCTGTCTTCTGTTCATCAGCACTATATCTTTTAAATGTGCCCATGTTTAAAAACAGAAAAGGTTTATAAGGAGCTTTGGCTGTTAGCTTCTTATCTGCTGGATCATAATTTGTCCATCCATAGATGTATACACCATTACCTACTGTCTTATCAACCTCTTCTGCTTGAGCATCTTTTAGATTTAGCCCATGCATTTCTTTAACCTTATAGTATTTGAATACATCAGTAGCATCTTTACCAATCAGTAAGATGTACTTGCCCATATCAAATTCTTTAATGTTCATTTATTGTTCTGGATATTCAAC